GCAGGGTTCGTAATGTTACACTGGAATAAAGTAGGACGTGCACCACCGAGAGTCAGTTGCGATCTTATTTCGTTTATATTAAATGCCATCTGTTTCTTCTCCTATGAAGGTATTTATGTCCTAAAACTGACCTACGATTTCTGAAAACTCAACGCCACTTCTTACAGCAACAAAGTTTAACTGTATAAAGTTTATTGACTTAGCTGGTTTAATGTAAATGTCTCCAACAAATCTGTTTCCGTCAATGACTTCTCCAGTGTTATTAGTTTCATCACATACAACTTTAAAGTCAAATATTCCACGTCTACCTTGAACATCTCGTAAGAAAGGTTCAACTAGATTTCTAAATTGTGATCTTGTGAATGAATCATTGAATTCGAATAATGTAAACTTAGAAGCAGTTGATATCGCTTTTTCAAGTACGATGAACAACCTTCTAACATTAATTCTATCAAATGCGCTTGGCTTACCTAACAATGTTTTGTCACCAAATAGTACAGTACCCTGTCCAGGGAATGTTACTACTGGGTTAATGTCAGCTTTATAGAGAACATCTCTATCAGCTTTCTTAGGATTGTAAGGAAGTTTAACAATGTTCTTTACTTGGCCTCTGTTGAATCCAGCAGGAGAGAACCATGCGTCTCTAAGCTCGTCAGTCTTAACTGCGAGTCCAGCTGTATCACCATTCAGTGGTACGTAAGTATAAACGTCGTTGTATTTGTCGTATTGGTATTTGTACCCACTATCTAGCAATGCATATGAAGAACTTGTTAAAGAGTTTCTAAATGTGACTATAGCATCAGCTTCGCCACCTACGTTATTAACAACGTCTGCTCTTTCTGGTGATATAAACGCTACACAATCTTTTCTTGACTCTGCAATGTTGTCTATGATATACTTACCTAGACCTTCACCGTTAGTTCCACCTGTTGATTTACCAGTTAGGATCAAACTTACATCAACATCTTCTGCTGATTTGTAATAATCATAACCAGCTACCAATGATGCTAGTGCGATACTTGATTCATTACCTGAATCAGCACCTAATTTAAGTGAATCGTAAACGGCATTCTCTGTAGCTAGTGCTGTTGATGCTGCTGCTGTTGTGTTAGCTGCTAGACCATAAGCATTCTTTGCCCAGATGTAGTTTGATTGGTTATTGATTACATCAATCCACCAATTTGATTCGCCTGATTCTGTTTTTGAATCCGTTGCTCTGGATAGTCCTTCAAATACTTCTAGTACTTGACCGACTGTTCCTGTTATGGATCCATCTTCATCTTTAACTACTACATGAATCTCATCGCCTGCACCACTTCTAGCTGCTGTGTAAGCAGTAGTTCCTGGAGCGGATGAAACCATATCTGAGTCACCCCAGAATCTTGTGTAGCCTAATGATGAAATATTGACTGCACCAGTATAAGCCTCAGCAAACGTAAATGTAGTTGTATTAGCTGCTGTGATTGTTAGATTATGTACTCCAACACCAGAGCTGGTATTACCAACTTGAATTTTATCGCCGACTTGAATTAGACCGGTACCACCGATCTGCTCATTCTGATTTGTTGTTCCTATTTTAGCACCTGCTGTTATAGAAATTGTACCTGTTGATGCTTCTGAATAGTCATTAGCTGATCTAGCAACGGTTACTTTGATGCTGTTGCCCAGAACTCCTGGGTACTTTGCTACGAAGTGATCGTTGGATGTTAAGCTAACTGTATCAATTGCGTCTGAGTTATTAACTACTACTGCTGTTGATGAACCATTTGACACGGCATTCTTAGCAGTCGCGTCTGCGACTCTAGTTACATACAATTTATTTCCATACGCTAAAAAGTTAGCGGCAGTGAAAAATGTTTCCGGATTGAATCCGGTTGTGGGTTTACCAAATCGGTTAACCAGAGATTCCTCGCTGTCAACTAAGACACGAGTATTAACTGGACCCCATTTGAAAACACCTGCTAAGGCACCTTCTGTAGTAGAAACCGCTGGAACAACAGTGGTTAAATCGATTTCCGATACGTTTACGCCTGGACTGACCTGAAATGGCATTTTATTCTCCTTTCATTTGTGGTAGATTATAAGCTCTGTTATATTTATAATATCTGACATTAGAAGCTGGATTCATTATCGTATACGCTGTGCATACCATCCCAATCCAGTTCTTCAAATGTTATTA